GTATATATCAACGGAAGACCCGACCACATGAAGGGGACTCATGACGATTCAATTATGAGTTTTGCAATGGCGACATACGTGGGTGACACTTGTTTCGATCAACTTCAGAAAAACGATTTAGCAAACAAATCGATGATGGATGCGTGGACGTTATCGGAAAGAACGTATGAACCCAATAAATCATTCTATTCTTATGGACAGGCTTTCGACCCAATGGGATCCATGACGCTGGATGGAAAACCTCATGAAATAAATCCATTATTTGAGAATGATTCAGTGTTAACGGGGAAACAACTATATAAGGAGTATGGATGGTTATTCGCAGGATTGAATAAACATAAATAAGCTTCAGTAATATAAAAAAAATGTTTACATTATAACGAATATTTATAGGTATGGCAAAACAACAAGAAATGACCATCTTTCAACGATTAACGAAAACTTTTGGTTTTCAGGGGAACACTATTTCTCCCCCACCACCATCGTTTCAATTTTCGAAAGATGAATTACTGAAAACTGACAGTAAAGAAGAATATGACCAGGCTTTGTTACAAGCGAAGCAAACCCAGTATATCGCTGACAAGTGGTCGAAACTCGACATGTCGCTTTATAACCAATCAGTTTACTACGAGCCAAATAGACTATCAGCATATTATGACTATGAGAGTATGGAATTTACTCCAGAAGTGTCTGCCGCTTTGGATATCTACGCAGAGGAATCTACAACTAAATCGGAAAAGGGACAGATTTTAACTATCCATTCCGACTCAAAAAGAATTAAATCTATTTTAGATGACCTTTTCTATAATGTTTTAGATATTAACACTAATATCCAAATGTGGTGTAGAGGTATGGCAAAATACGGTGATAACTTTGTTTATCTAAAAATCGACGCTGGCAAGGGTATTATCGGATGTCAACAATTACCGAACATCGAGATCCAAAGACTTGAGGGCGCTAGACAATCCAGTCCCAATCAAAGTGACAGGGTAAGTAGTAAGTTCCCAACCAGGGAACTCCGATTTACTTGGAACAATAAAGATATGGAATTCCAAGCATGGGAAATTGCTCACTTTAGAATTCTTGGCGATGATAGAAAACTTCCATATGGTACATCCATGTTGGATAAAATCAGACGTATTTGGAAACAATTACTTCTGGCCGAAGATGCTATGTTAATTTATAGAACATCTAGAGCTCCTGAAAGAAGAGTGTTTAAAGTATTCGTTGGTAACATGGACGATAAGGATATTGAACCTTACGTACAGAGAATCGCAAACAAATTTAAGAGAGACCAGATTGTAGACCAAAAGAACGGTCAAGTGGACATGAGATATAATCAGATGGCGGTTGACCAAGATTATTTCATTCCAATGCGTGACATCTCACAAAGTAGTCCTATTGAGACATTACCCGGAGCACAGAACTTAGGGGAAATCGCGGATATAGAGTACATCCAAAAGAAAATGTTGGCGGCCCTTAGAATTCCGAAGGCGTTCCTTGGTTTTGAAGATGTTATTGGTAATGGTAAAGGTTTAGCATTACTTGATATCAGATTCGCCAGAACAATTAACAGGATTCAACAATCATTGATTCAGGAATTGAATAAGGTTGCGTTAATTCATTTATTCCTTTTAGGAATGGAAGATGAATTAAACAATTTCACATTGATGATGACCAACCCATCGGGACAGTCAGATTTATTGAAAATTGAATCTTGGAAAGAAAAAATTACAATGTATAAAGACGCTACGTCTGACCAATCACAAATGGGTATCCTTCCTGTATCTCACACATGGGCTAAGAAGAACATTCTTGGTATGAGTGATAATGAAGTTATCCTTGACCTACAACAACAGAGAATGGAACGGGCTATTGGAGCTGAATTAATGAGTACAGCTCAAATTATCAGACGTACAGGTGTGTTCGATGATGTTGACAAGAAATACGGTATCCCAGAGGATGAAAGGGCGAAAATTGAAGACGCAATTGCTGCCGGTGGTGGTGATGATATGGGCGGAGGTGGCGCCATGGGTGGTGGAGGTGGTGGTAGTTCCACTCTCTCATCAGATCCATTAGGTGCGCCAGCAGGTGGTGAAGGTGCTG